TATGATAGAAGCGTAATGGCTAATGAAGATTTCGATCCCGGTTCTGCGGATAACTATGAATTAATGCAACAATTCAAGGGTTAAGCGATCATGTCTAAATACACCAGATATCAGTCAGTAGTCTCTAGAAATACTGACGAACATATTAGTGAAGATCATTGGCTTAAGCAATTTGAAAAGTCTTTGGAGAAGGGCGCAGTACAACCCCGCCCTCAGAGTTCGCTGTACGACCAAATCAATTCTATCATGAATGGTACCCCATCCAAGTATCCTTCTGTGCAAGCAGCCGTGGATGATATGATGCAGCGTAGCGGTCTTAGTAATTATCTTAAAACTTCTAAAGAAAACGATGAGGGTAATAAGAAAATAGCTGGCGATCAAAATGATAATTTTGACAAAACCATTCCCGTCGAACAAAAACAACAAGACACAAATATTCCGGATATTATTCGTGAAAATCCAGCTATTCTCAAAACATTAGAGAATTATATTAGATCTACCCGTGGTAACTTACCTATTCCAGCTATTATAGATAAACTGCATTCTATTCATCGTACAGATGTGCCAAAAGATAAAATGTGGGACGATGACAAACTCATTAGATTAGTTAGTAAACTAAATCTTGAAGCCAAAAAAAATAATCCAGCTAACTATGAGGATTATGCCAATTTGGCAGTGGGTGATCGTGATACAGCTGATTCGAATGTGGATCCATCCAATACGGACGCTTTTAATGCTTTAATGCCAGCCAAATTGTAATTAAATAAATGACAACATCTGAGAAAGATATTTTTCTAAAATTGAAAAGACAGCTGCTTATGCTTGATCCGGTCTCTTTTTGCCAGACCTATCTCAATTTAGATGGAAAGCCTTTTACTCTAAGTGGTAATGGATACAAGCCTTTCTGTGACATTTATCGATATATTGGTATCAAGGCTTTAGAACGTAACTCTAAACCCGTTATTATGGTTAAGGGTCGTCAGGTTGGCGCCACCACTATGGCTAGTGCCTTAGAAATGTATTTCATGGGCTCTGGTATGTTTGGTAACGGCGAAAGACCACCCATTCGCGTTATTCACACTTTTCCACAATTGGAACTGGCAGCGGCGTATTCTAAGACCAAGCTCAACCAAATGATCATTACCTCTCTCGTCCCGGAGGGCGTGGAACAAAAGAGCGGCTCCAAACCGAAGTCCTACATGCAACTCTTGTTGGACCAAAGCGCTTCAGCCAGCGAGTCCTTACATTTTAAGCAGTTCGCGGGTGGTAATCACTTATGGGTAGAATCTACTGGCGTTGATGCAGACCGTATCATGGGTCGTACCGCTGATGTTATCTTTTTTGATGAAGTACAGAAGACCACTGATTTGGCATTAGGTAATGCTCTCAAGATTTTAACTACTGCTAAGTATGGTGAGCCATCTAAAGGGGTGAGAATTTATTTTGGTACGCCTCGTCGTAAAGGTTCTGATTTCCACAAGATGTGGCAGAACTCTTCTCAACAATATTATTACTTAGGTTGCGAAAACTGCGAAAAACACTTCCCACTCTACACTCCTGGCTCTAATAATTGGGAAAAAATCTGGATTCACGGCTACACTGTCAAATGTCCACTCTGTGGACATGAACAAAACAAATTAGAAGCTGCCGAGCGCGGCAAGTGGGTTGCCTTTAAAGATCCTAATGATGATGATTGTAACATGATTGGTTTCCATATCAATCAACTTTACATGCCGATGTTTACTCGTGAAGCTATTGAGAATGAAAAGCCGGGTAAGCACCCCATTAATACCGAACGTGTTTTTATGAATGAAGTTTTGGGAGAATTCTTTCAAGGAGATTCTAGTCCCATTACTCCTGACGAAGTGCGTCTTTTTTGTGCCGATCATGAAAGAAAGTTTTCTCCTAGTATCGTTCCAAGTAAGGGTTTAATGCAGCAGATTGCCGTGTTGGGTATCGATTATGGTGCCCGTTCTGATTTGGAACAATTAGCTCAACCAGATAAGATTACCAGTCGCGGTCAATCCTATAGTACTGCAGTGGTGCTACTGTCTAAAGGTCCCGGTTTACTATCTATTGAATTTGCGATGAAATTCAAAAGAAACGATCCTGCTCATAAGAAAGGCATCATAGACCAGTTGATTAGACAATACAATATTCAACTAGCAGTAGGAGATATTGGTTACTCTAATGACTTTTCTCAAGACCTACAAAATGTCTATGGAGATAAGTATTTGGTTTCTCGTGCTCATCCGTCAGTCAATGAACATGTTAAGTTTAGACATGATACTTTTCCAAAAGAAATTCTTTTCGAAAGAGACTATTATATTGCTCAGCTCTATGAACAAATGAAAAAAGGAATGATTAGATTTCCTTATGGTGATTATGAAAGAATTGCTTGGTTGATAGAACATTGTTGTAGTATGGAGATTAAACCTTCTATTTCTAGAACTGGTGGCGATCCTAGTGTCCATTATGTCAAAGGTGGTACACCAAATGATGGTTTCATGGCTTTACTTAACGCTTATATTGCTTATAAGTTCTTGGTAACCAGAGGGTTTACTCACAATAACCCTTTACTACAGAATGAAAGAAACATTAATAAACCAATGGTTTTGAGTGGATATGTGTCCAGAAAATTCTAAAAGTCTGAAATATTAGCCCTGACTGATATATCATATATTGAGTATAGTAGAGGGTGTAGTGAAAATGAGGATTCATGGCTAGTAATAAACCCCCTAAACAATGGTAGGGACCATCAAAATCAGACCAATATATGGATAAGCGTTCAACTGTTCCACAAGTTAGCGCTATTATGGCCCAAGGTGTTTCCAAAGAAAGAAGAGCGATTCTTTCTGATGAAGTTGATCAGGGTGCATTTCGTGATGGTTCTGGACCTACCTACAGTCAGAGAGTAGCAGAAAATCTTGAAACTGCTAACGCCCGTGTCGTGGCATCTGTTGGTGGATTCAAAAAGAACGCTCAAGTAGTTAGTAGTGTGGGCGGTATGTTCCGTGGTATTCACGGAGATTCTGTCAAACAAACTCCTGAAGTATATTCTCCTCTGTGGCTCAATTCCAACCTTAATCTACCCCGTGATAGGGCTACTATCAATGCTTGGTGTCGTAGCTTTTATGCTTTGAATCCTTTCGTACATAATGCTATCAATCTTCACAGTACTTACCCAATTAGTAAGCTAAGCATTAAGTGTCCTAATAAAGATATTGAGAAGTTCTTCAACGATATGATTGAAGAAATCGATTTGATGAACATATGTGTACAAATCGCTCAGGAGTACTGGTTACTCGGTGAAGCCTTTGTATATTCTGAACTAGATGAAAGCAAAGGTAAGTGGAGTCGTTTGCTGATTCAGAACCCAGACTTTATGGTGGTTAAGCGTACCGTAGTGGCTAATGAACCTATTATCCAATTGCGTCCAGATCCTAATCTACAAAAGATTATCTTCTCTAACCGTCCTAGTGATATTGAACAGCGCAAACAATTAAACCAACATATCATTGATTCGGTGCGTCGTGGTGAAAATATTCCTCTAGACAACTTTCATGTTTCTCATTTGGCTCGTCGTATCAGTCCTTATGAAATCAGAGGTACTGGACTACCAGTCTGTATTTTTCGTCAATTGATGTTATTTGATAAGTTACGCGAATCCAAATATGCTCAAGCTGATAATATGATCAATCCACTCACCATCGTTAAGATTGGTTCGGCTGATTATAAACCTACTTTCGCCGACTTAGAAGCTTGGAGAAGTACTTTCGAAGAAGCTCAATATGATAAGGATTTCAAGATTTTTACTCATGAAGGCGTAGATGTTACTAGAGTAGGTTATGGTCAAGGTATCTACGATATTTCTGGTGATATTACTCAGTTAGTTAAAGAAATCTACGTGGGACTTCAGGTTCCACCGGTGTTGATGGATGGTGGTGCCGATACTACTTACGCCAATGGTGGTGTAGCTTTAGATGTTTTGCGTCAGCGTTACATGCAGTTTCGTAATATGATGTCCCAGTGGTTGAAACGCAAAATCTTTGCTCCTATCTCCAAAATTCAAGGATTCTACGATTATTCCGGTGGAGAGAAGCAGCTCATCGTTCCAGAGATTGACTGGAATCATATGTCCTTGTTCGATGCCGGAGATTACATTAATAGCATCGTCACTTTAACTCAAGGCACTGATGAAGCTAAGAGAGTTTCT